CTTATCAGTTGGCTTCATGTACATCAGGGTTTTTTTGTTTTGAGTTGATCTTACTTCGTAACCACCGACATCTTCCTCTCCAAATTCAAATCCAGATGGGTATTTATTCAACGCTTTTGCTACAGCCCACTCAGCAAGCGCGCCTTCTATATGTATCTGCCAATCATTGTCATGCCCACACCCCATAGTTGGCGGCCTATATTTATCCCGTATGTTCTGTACTTGCCTCATCTGTCCATTCATAGATGCCATCATCATTTCTTTTGCTGTTAGTTTTATTTTCATTACCAATCCTCTAGAAAGTTGTTGTGCTTTTTTGAATTCTCTGACGTTGAAAGAAGTTGTAGGTTATGCCAAGTGTGCAGTCCACAAACCAGTTTATGCCCTACTGGTATGATATGGTCTACAGCGAATCCCCATTGTTGAGCCTTCATGTAAACTAACTTTATCATTTCATCATCTCCCTCCCAATTAGGCGTTGCTTTATTTATCCTAATTTTTCTTTTTCTTTGCGAGTTATTTCTAAATGCCTTGCCACGCTCAGTAGACCTATACGCTTTTCCATTTTGCGCGTATACTTCTTTATTCTCAGCGTAATCTTTTTTGTTGTAATCACTGTGATATTCTTTCCACTCTTTTGTTTCTCGTTTTTCCGCTTCTTTCTTTTTAGAACAGTCAATACAATTGTAGTGAGAACTTTTAAAGTTTGATGGCCAGATGTTTTTTAGTTCCAAAGAAACTTCAACACCGCAAATCTTACAATGTTTTTTCATTTACCCACTCCATTATACATTCATCTAACTCCTCTTTAGTTTTAAAGTATCTGTTGTCAACGTGCATATAAGTTAGTTTGTCATCGCTTGCAAGAAAGCACCACCCTTTAGGATGATTTGATCTTTCTACTCTGATGTTTGATCCGGGTATTCTACCGAAATTAAATCCGCTACCTCTTCCCCATTCAATGGACATCTGGTCCTCTGATATCTGGAGAGAACCCAACAACATTTCCTCCTGTATCTTGACGCAGTAGCCGCTTGAGTGATCTCCACATAAACTCATGGCCCGAATACTCTGATTGTTGGGCGCACCCTTCAAGCAAATCTTCCATCTCTTCTTTGTCGAATAAGTCATGGTTGATTCCGTCTGACAATAACTCAAGAGCGGAGTCAAAGTGAAACACAATCATTGCTGGTATGCTCACTTTATCTCCTTCATTCTTTTGTGTAAGTTCATAGCGGATAGGAACGCTTGGAAGTTTTCCTCAATAGCCTCCGATCTAACCGCCTCAAACCTGCCTGTAGCCTTGTCACATCTAAGTATGTATGTAGCGTCAACAGGTATGCCGTGAATATCCTCAACGGCTTTGGCATACGCCGCAACCTGTAGATGATATTCCGGGTAAACCCTCTTGCTAGTTTTCCAATCAATAACACAATATTCTCCATTAATAATAGCCCTTGCATCAACAGTTCCTGCATATTTATATTTTCTATGATAAAGTTTTTCTTCCGATGACTTCCATTCAATAACATTCTCACCTACCCAATCTTGAAAGGCATGAATAGCATTAACAGCCTCTTCTTGTCTTGGCATCTTGGGTATTTCAGCATCGCCTAACTTCCAGTTAATTGCTTGCTCAACCCATTCATGGGTTATGGTTCCTACATTCAGCGCATCGTGAGACTTGCTTCGGTATGCTGACTTTAATCCTTTTATCAAAGGCTCAAGGGCCATGCGAGACTTGTATATCTTTGTCTTTTTAGAAGACGAATCCTCATCAAAGAAAAAGTTTTTCTCTAGCCAATCAGCACCTACTTTCAATGCCCACGGAACCAAAGCGGGTTTGGAGATAATGTCTAGTATCTTGGTGGCACTAGGCACTATCTCCTCCCCTACCTTGTACGCATGGAGTTTGGAGTCGAACAACATCTCGACTACCTCACCGTCATGGTACTCTATCTTCATTAGAACGGAACAGCAGATGAAGATGCAGACTTACGGCTCTCGCCACTACCGTTATACGGTGGCTCCACCCGACCAGAGAACTTCAGTTTGCCTGAGTCTTTAGTCCAGAGAGACACTCGCATCTTGGTACCGTCAATCAGCGCGTAGCCTGTTAGATCAGGGCGATTCTCATTGCCCTCTTTGTCGTTAGTGAAAAGCGAAATATCGCCGTCTTTTTCTTCGTATGTACTCATAAGTTTCCTATATATTTTGGTGTGTAAACCTTTGGTTGGCTTGCTCAGTACGCCATACTTCAATGCGTAGTTCTAACTGCTTGAGTTCCCACCGCAGGGCCTCTTCTTTTTCCATAGCAACAGCGATACCTTCAATAGTTTCTGATACCTCAGGTTGCATGGAAACCCAGTTCTCCTTATCCGCCACGGTTTTTCCTACTGCTTTACCGTACAGAAAGGATCGTTGAGTCTTTTTAAACTCCATTAACTGATACGTTTCGGCTTTCGCCTGAGCGTACAGCGGAGCAATCTCTCCTATCTTATCCAGATATTCTTCTACCACTTGATTCATCGTTTTCATATCTCAATTATACCCTGATTAAAAGCCTCGTTCAATGTACGCAAGATAAAGTTTTCTTGCCAGTCCATGAACGCCGCATCTCCTGAGTGCATCTGCGTGTGGCATTTGAAACACAATGGCATGGTTAACCAATCACTAGCCTTGTACCCCATTCCACCTGACAGTGGCGCGGCTCTTCCTTTTAAATGGTGGGCTACCACCGTACCATCCCTCACATCACAACCAATACATGGCAGGGTGGCAACCCACTCAAGATAAGCCTTACTCTGTATCCGCTTTGACATACTCATTAATCAGTATATTAGCATAGTGAACTATCTTTGTCAAGTCTTCTATCGGAGTTCCCTTCTTGTCGTAGCGGGAAGCATACTTAATTATATTTCCCGCGCAGAAATTGAGGTTATTCCGCATGATGTACTCGATAGGTTCCACTTCCATCTTGTAATGATTAGGAGTTATATTCCGCATACGCCACTCAGACACTGTTCCTCAGAGTTATCCTCATAGATCACACCACGCTTTGCGTGAGCCTCCTCATAAGGCACTGATGTAATAGGCTGACCACCCCTAGCGCCATCGGGATACACTGTCAGACCCCGCAAACCGTGTGCGTAATCGCTAATCACCTTAGCAAACTTAGCAACCTGATCTGGATTGTTAGCGTCTGTACCCCATGCTGGTAGATTGAGGGTAGAACTGATGGCGTGATCCACATACTTCTGCAACTGGTACTGGAATTTAATCCGTCGCTCTGGGTCTACCGCAAGATCAACAGCAGACTCGATGTTCTCTGGCTTTATTCCAGAGTCAATCAATCCTTGAGCCGTGCCGTCAACGACAAACTGATGTTTCCATCTCGTTCCATCTGAAAGGTAACGTCTACGGTATGCGACTGCATAGATCGGCTCCACTCCAGAAGTAGTTCCCGCGAGTATGGAGATTGTGCCTGTTGGAGCAATGGCTCTATACCCTTTAGGACGGTTGAGAAATAGTCTATCGCAGTGTTCGTCGGCGGCTCGTTTAGATTCTTTTTCATAGACTTTCATCCATTCTTTTAGTTCATCAACCATCTCGTAACGATGACCACGCTTGAGTAACCACTCATGCATACCCATCAATCCGAGTCCGATACGACTGTTCTTTTGTCTTGTCTCGCTGACTTTCTCATACGGAAGTTGCGCCCTAATAAGTCCACAAACCAGAAACTTACTAGCAAGGCGTACCACATCACGAAACTCATCAACAGACTCGACATTAGCAAGATTAATACTACCGAGGTTACAAACATCAGAGTCATCTTCTGAAGTAATCTCAGTACACGCGTTGCGTAGCGTTTCATTCTGTTTGTCTCCGAAGTTAAATGAGAATCCGGGTTCGCCTGTCATCAACGCCTGCTTTACGTTCCTTAAAAACGTCGGGTCTTCGTGCCGTTTCTCGGCATTTAACCATGCGTCATCGTAGTTAAGACTGATGTTCATCATATCCAAAGGCGCTGGGAAGTTAAAGTCTTGCTGTTTCAGTTCAGCGATTGACGTATCGCCCACCTTCATATCAAACCAGTTCTTAACGGTTAGAAGATTCTGTGCATCCTCGTGCCGCCAGTTCATAGAACCATACAGCGCAGACCTACGCGACCCACCCTGCATGACGTTGCGCCCAACCTCATTCAATGTGTAGAGAAGGGGAATGGGACCAGATGCTACGCCTCCAGTACGCTTTAACTGCCTACCAGATGGCCTTGCAACAGAAACATCAACGCCAATCCCGCCGCCTGTCATCAAACAAGACATGGCTCGTTGCGTAACACCAGCCCACTCTTCCCTTGTATCATCCTCAAGTCTTAGCAAGTAGCAATTGTTATAGAACCGAGCCTCTCGACCTGCATACCAAAGATATCTACCGCCGGGTAGAAATTTAAAATCCGCGATGTACTGCACAAGTTGATCCTGATCTGACTTATCCATCAGATTATTCTTCTTGCCATCATATGTACCGCAGACATTGTTTACTACGGTATGCGCTTTATCTTCCCACGATTCGTATGGATTACTCGCATACTTCTGTTTGAAGATTGTCTCTCCTAACTCAGTTCTAAATTTCATAGGCTTGCCTCGTACTCCTTTCTCCACTTGTCAATTTCTTTGCCATGCCGTTCAGCCATTAGTTTATCATAGCCTTCTGGTGTGGCCCACTCTGCGGGATTACGCCCACTGTCAAAGGCAGAAGGGTAGTAGAGATAGCGTCCAATTCCCCATAGGACAGCGGCTCTCTTCAAGGCATCACTAATGCCCCCTTTGTCGCCTTCAATATCAGTATCACCAGCGCCGTCA